CTAAAGTCAAAGGATCTAATGCTTTACTAAATTCCTTAAGACCTTCTACAACTGTAGTGACTTGTTGTAAAACAGCAGTAGCAACAAGACCTCCAGCAAAACCACCCATTTGTCCACCTGCTTTTGTACCTATAAAGCCACCAGCAAAACCTGCTGCACCACCAGCTAATCCTTGACCAAACAATAAAGGAAATGCACCACTTACTAAACCACTTTGTAAAGCTCCACCTCCCATTACTGCACCTCTAGCTTTAGCTAAAAATCCTTGTTCCATCCCAGGAAACATCTTTTGTTTTTTCTTAGCACTTACATTTTTATTAGTTGAATTTGTATTTTGATTCATTAATCTAGTCTGATTTGCAATAGCTTCATTCATTTCATTAAACATTACTGAACCAATCTGAACTTCATCTCTCATCATTTCAAATGATTCCAAAGCAGCCATTTGTTGTTTTCTAGTTTTTCCAACAACTTTTCCTGTTTCATTTACTTGTTTTGCATATCTTCTTATTTGTCCCGTTGCTTCAGCAATTTGATCACCAACTGGTCCTCTTATCGCTTTACCTAAATCTAAACTCCTAATTTTACTTACACTGTTTTCTAGTTCTTTAGCTTTTGCTTTTGCTTTATCAAGTTGAGTTAATCCAATAGTTCTAAATTTTATATTTACACCATATTCCCCTGCCATGAGATTCGACCTAAAAACAAAACTTTATTTAAGTGTACCGCTTTTATGGTTTTCTTGCTTGTGATTTATTTTTTGCATTTTGTATTGCTTTATCTTCTAATTCTTTTTTTATTTCAAAAAAAGCAATCCAGTTTATAAGTTCTTCTTGAGTTAGTTTTTTTGAAAGTTCGCTAATTGTCATTCCTAACTCTTTAGCTAAAAAAAATATAAAAAACCAATCATTTCTAGCTTTTTAAATCTGCCTTCGCTTCCTCCAATTTATATTCACTACCAGAATTTAACATTGCAAGTTGAATATCTTGTAATGTCGTGGCATTTACTTCTCTTCTTAATGATGCCTTGTGACCATCTTGGAATAATCTTTTACCATCTTTATCTAATGCTTTTGTTATCATTAAATTTAATGCAAACTCATCTCCAGAGGCAGTATCTCCAGATTTTGCAATAATTGATTCTCTTTCAGCAATAGTTAATGGATTCCAGTAAATTTGTAAAAGTGTTTGATCTCCATCTTTTAATTCATATAAATATTTTTGGTTTACACCAAATTTGTTTTTAAGAAGTTCAATAGCTTCCATACAATTATTTAAAGTTCTTATATTATACTAGGCATTAGCCGTAAATTGGCAAGATATTATACCGACAAAGTGACTCCTATCTTCAACATCTAACGGAGTTGGACCATTGATATCACGGACTTTTGGCGAACAGCTAAATGTATCAACATAAGTAGAAGTATTAACAGAAGTTAAGCCATCTATTACAGATTCACAAACACTAGACAATATTGATGTGCCTTTTGATTTAGGAACATACACATTACATTGAATAACACCAGAATAATAATCTGAAGCTGCACCTTGATTTTGTATTGTTGATTGTTCAAAATCTACGGACATTAGAATATACTTTTTTGTCTTTCCAGGATTTGTAAAATGGACATTATCATAAACCATTAAAACAGTAGGATCTGCATCAGTTACTGAATCTGTAACTGCTTTTTCAAATGCTGCTCTTGTATTTACTAAAGTCATAATTAAAATTCAGTATATTTAATGCTTGGGTTTCTTTGGGTTTTGGTAGATTTAGGTGAGTTATTAAATGTAGTACTACCTCCAAGAAATATTTTACCTTTATCTGTCATAGTCTCGCTTATCATCTTTCCTAAAGAACCTTGTATAAACATCTGTAATTTACCACCTTCTAAAGCATATATAGAATACTTAGCTTTGTTACCAATATAAACTGGTCGTTGATAATTAAACGCTCTTTTTACAGGATATCGTGGTTCTATTACTGGGTTTTCAGGTTTATTTTCTTTGACAGAACTAGCAAGAAACATTCTTGTAGCTTCTCTTTTTATGCCCGCCCAAGGTTGGTGTTTTTGTATTAGATCATTTGCTTTTATTGGACTACTTTGAACTTTCCAACTAGAAGCAAAAAATCCTGTATAAACAGGACTATGTTTTTTCGTAGATAATGTTCTATGAATTTTTTTTATAAGATTATTAAAATCTCTTGAAATATCTTTATCTAGATCTTTTGGTAATTGTCTTACATTTTTATATACCATTAGAACCTCACTAGTAATGTGAACAGATAAGTCTGTCCACCTTTCTTAGTATCTATATCAACTATCTGAGCTAATCTATTAGAACCAGCAAAACTTAGTGTAACTTCATCTTCAAGATCTGGCTGATTATCTCCAATAAGATCAGGTGTAAGGTAAATCTTTGCTTCTCTCATTTCTTGTCCTGCCTCTTCTTCTGATCTAACAAAAGATATTGGTACTTTTAAATCTGAATATGTAGTATCTATAGTAACCTGTTCTCCAGTATCTACGTTATAACTAGAAACACCTTTTTTTGTATATGAAATAGTATGGTCAAAAGAATCACCAAGCTGTGAAACAACACTCTTGGCAACACTCTTAAATAAACTATCTAATTGACCTGCCATTATCCTCTAACCACCCTCATCTGAAAAGTACCTGCTCCACCTAGCATATATGCTCCAAGATAACTTTGTAACCAAGGATATACATCCATAATATTATTTATAGAACCAGTACCCTGACTGTCAGTATTGTATTTAACTTGTAAATCTCCTAATTTTACTTCAGAAAAATTACCATCTTTTCCAGTAGTACCAGTAATAGCACCAGTATCATTTGCTAAAGCTCTAGCTAATTCATATTGTGCATATTTAATATTTAATGGAATAGTTGAACAACTTAACTCAACTCTATCTACCTGATAATTTGTTCTTGGAAATTTTAATGCCTGATTTTCATCACATCTATCTCCCTGAAATACAAAAGTATCAATCCATCTTGTAGCAGCTATCAATGATCTATTTTTTTGATCATCTGTTTTATTAGTCCAAGTAGAAGAATCTGGAACTGTTTCAAAATAACTATTAGCTTCTGTCAATGTGACATAACTATTAGCAGTTTCACTTTTTATAGTTGCGTTTATAGTAGCTGCCACGATTGATAAAGTAATTTAGTTTTATTGTAGCGTAAAGAAAAAACCCCACCAATATTTGGCGAGGTTTAATGACCACGTTTTAATCTTAATAAAAATTAAGACTTTAAACCATTGGACAATGGTGTGTTTACAAAGATCTCAACCATAGGAATCTGGTCGATGTCATAAGTTACACCGTAATTAGATCCAGTTCTTAGTGCTGAGTTAGCAGGGTTATCAGAAGCTGAAGTCCACTTAGTACCCATAACGTGATAAGCACTATGGTAGTCAACAGACATAACATCTTGCTTAGATAAGATGTTTCTTTCTGCTTCAATACCTAACTCAGATTGCTGACCTTCAAGAATTACTCCTGACTTCATTAAGTAGCAACGGAACTCCTGACGATTACCACTAGATGTTGGATCGTTGATGTTTACCTGAGAATCGATAACAACTGTACAACCAGCAAACTGACCAATTGATCTGTCAGTTACACCAACTCCACCACCACCCCAAGTAATACCTGTACCGGTTGATAAGGCAGAAGTTGAGAATGTTAGTAGACCTACTTGGTATAAATAGTAAGCAACCGCAGGGTGAACTATAAGAAGATCAAGTTCTTCTCCTCTTTCTCCTAAAAGGGAACGAGCTTCTGCAACAGTAGCAGCAGTAAGATAGTTTGCTTCAGCAGTAGCACTAGAACTACCGATTTGCTTCTCAAGACGATGAGCATTAAGAGCAGTGTGGAATAAACCAGTAAGAGTTTCAAATAAACGAACAGAGTTCAATTTATTAATTGCATCTGCAAGTTGATTTCTGATGTGACCCATTGGATCTTCACCAGCAGCTAATACAGCTACATCATCAACAGCATAAGCAAAACCTCTATGACAGATAGTTGCGATCTGCGTATCTGTACCGATTTTTTGAGGTGTTAGATAACCAGCACCACTTGTACCCCAAGTACCTGTACCATCTAAAATTTCTTCAGTTGGTGCGATTGGGTTAAATTCTGGAACCTGTATTCTTGTTCCACCTGCTGTTGCATCAAGCAAAGCATTACGAACTACAGCACCAGATTGGATAAATAGGCTACGCTCTTTGATAGCTTGAGAAACGTAAGCACTAAAATTATTTCTTTTAACGATGTCCGCTAATAGGACACCGCCAGTATAATTCTGAAACGGAGCAGCCATTCAGATTTACCTTAATAAGTTTTGCGATACCCTAATCACGGATAAGGGGGTCAATTTCACAGAAATTAACTATTTAGTTTGAGCCTCTTGTTTCAGCACGGCTGCCATTTGAGGATCTTGTTCTGATAATAGCATTTGTTGTGTTATATTGCCCGTTTTCCAAGGGTTTGGTTGACCTCCACCTGCATTAGCAACTGGACTTGGTTTTGCACCCATTCCAGCAGCAGAACTAGGTTTAAAATGATGTTCCCAACCACTACCAGGATTTTTAAGACTTGTAAGATAATTACTTAAATCTTGTTCAACTCCACCATTAAGAACAACGACTTTACCTTCAGCATTTTTTTGTAACTTACCTTGTAACAATGCTAAAGTTTGTTCTGCATTTATAGCACCTAAATTACTGATAGCTGCCAATGCTGTTGTTTTTGTAGAAGCTACCTCATTTGAAGTTTTTAAATCTTCTAATTGCTGAGATAAAGTCATTATCTGTTGCTCTTTTTCTTGGGCTGTTTTGTT